AGGCCATTCTGTACTCCACATAGTCAAAACATTGCCTTTATCAAAGTGTGTTTTTGCTATAATGGGATTGTTTGCTTGTATAAATTTATGATTGTTTAGTTTGTCGCCAATCATAGTTAAAACTTGATGAAATGCACCAGAATCACTTCCTGCATTTACTATTGTTGCTGATCCAGCGATTGCTGTATGAGACCATAATAACATCAAAATTGTGATTATATATTTTTTCATATTTCCTCTTTAATTAATTAATTGTATATATCAAATATAACATAATTTGACAAATAAGTCAATGCTGATTTATGTTATATCTCTTATTTATCTCGTATAAATATACCTATATATTATAACAAAGGAGTATATAATGGCTTTAGCAATAGACGGAAAGACATATGACGAAACATCTTTTAGCATAGAATTACGAAATAAAATCGTAGCTAGACAAGAGATTGAGGCGTCAAAAGTAAGACACAATGTTGAGTTGGAAAAAATTCAAGTTTTGACAGAATATTATAATAAGAAAATTTTAGAATTGATGGAAAAAGAGAAAGTTCAACCAATAAAAGACATAAAAGACAATGGCAGCAATAGCTAATTTAATCATAGATCAAGGCGCTAATTTCAGTTCAGATGTAACCGTAAAAGACGCAAACGGCAACCCATTTGACTTAACTGGATATACAACAGAAGCGAAGATGGCAAAAGGCTATGCGTCAACAAGAACAAGAACAAATTTGACTTCAGTTATTGGCACAGACGCTGCTTCGGGAGTAGTTGCTTTGTCATTGACGGCTGCTCAATCAGCAGCTTTAGACGCAGAAAGATATGTCTATGATGTAGAGATTACACAAACCTCTACTGGTACGGTAACTAGAGTAATTGAGGGTTTAATTACCGTAAGACCCAATGTAACTACATAATAAAAGTATTATAAATATAACAAAAGAGAGAGGTTTATGGCAAGTATTACAGCGAAAATTAATGCTTCTACTGGAAGCGGACCCAAAAAAGTTTCAGTAACCCTGCCATCAGGTACTTCACTACAAAACAGTTCTCTCTCATTAAAATTATTAGGTGATGTTGATGTTACTTCTTTAGATGATGGTGCATTATTGCAATACAGAGCTAGTGATGGTAAGTTTGTAAGTAGAAACGAAATTGTTACCACTACTGGAACTTTAACATTTAACGGCGGATCATTTTAGAGAGTAGATATGGCAACAGTAATACAGATAAAAAGAAGTGCAGCTACTTCAGCACCAGGATCACTTAAACTTGGTGAATTAGCATACACATATGGAACAGGTACCCAAGGTAATCTTGGAGATAGAATTTTTATAGGAGAAGGTGGCGTTGATCCTGGAACTGGTGACGCAAATAATGTATCAGTAATTGGAGGTGAGTATTTTACTGCTATGTTAGATCACGTACACGGTACACTAACAGGTAGTTCAGCACTTACAGCAGACGCTAACTTAGCAATAGATACAATAAATGTAGGAAACCACTTAACAGAAGGTGGTGAAATAAGATTTAACGAAGGTACTAATAACGGTACAAGTTTTATTGGTTTAAGAGCTCCTAACGCAGTAACAGCTTCTAAAACATTTGTTTTACCTGACGGCGACGGTACTGCTGGTCAGTTCTTAAAAACAGATGGATCAGGAAATTTAGATTTCACAACTGTTAATCAATTTATTAATTTAGCAGGTGACACAGGTACAGATCAATACAATACTTCAGAAACATTAACTTTCTCTGGTGCTGCTGGTTTGGATACGGAAGTTACTGACAACAATGTAGAAATTCAGGCGAATACATTAACAAACGCTAACTTATCAGGTTCTGCTGCTATTTCAAATGCTAATTTAGAAAATCCTACAACTACTTTAGGTAGTTCAGTATTAACTTTAGGTACAACTACAACAGATATAGAAGGACTAACTTCTTTAGTTGTAGATGATATTACAATTAACGGTCAATCAGTTACTACAACAGCAGGTAATAAAGATATTAATTTATCTCCACACGGAACAGGTACAGTTATTGTACCGTCTGGTTATGAAGATAGAGCAGGTTTTACAGACAATTCACTTGCAAACAAAATGTATGTTGACCAAGTTGCTCAAGGTTTAGATACTAAACCATCTTGTGTACTTGCAACAACAGAAAACTTAACAGCAACTTATTCAAATGGTTCTGCTGGTGTTGGTGCAACACTAACTAATTCAGGTACTCAAGCAGTATTAGTTTTAGATAGTACGGCTGCAAACTTAGGAAATAGAATTTTAGTTAAAGATCAAACAACTCGTACACAAAACGGTATTTACACGGTTACAAGTGTTGGTGGTGCTTCTTCTAATTGGGTATTAACAAGAGCAACTCCAGAAGATCAACCTGCTGAATTATCAGGTGGTGCTTTTGTATTTGTTGAAGAAGGTGTTTTAAATGCTAACAATGGTTATACATTTACACACACAGGTGCTCCTACTTTTGGAACAACTAATTTAGATGTATCTCAATTTTCTGGTGCAGGTCAAATTACTGCTGGTGCCGCTATGTCAAAAGACGGTAACCAATTAGATGTTGAAGTTGATGATTCTTCAATTGAAGTTAATACAGACGCATTAAGAGTTAAGGCATTAGGAATTACAAACGCTATGTTAGGTGGTTCAATTGCAAGTAATAAATTAGCAAATCCTACAATATATTTTAAAGATGAAACTTCAACGCAAGGTCAAGTTGCTTTAGAAGGTACTTTACAGTTTCTTGCTGGTGAAGGAATTAATACTATTGCAAGTGCTGATACAATTAAAATTGAAGGTGAAGACGCTTCAAACTCAAACAAAGGTGTTGCTAAATTTACTTCAGATAATTTCACGGTAACCTCTGGTGAAGTTGAAATTGTAACTGTTGATGGTGGTACTTTCTAATGAATATATTTCAAAAAATTAAATGGTTTTTTGTTTCAGGTGCTCCTTCTATAAAAAAACCTAAAATATCATTAAAAGAATTAAAAAATAAAACTAAAAAACAATTAGAAAAAATTGGTAGAAAATTAGGAGTAGAGTTAGATAGAAGATTGTCTAAATCTAAACTTATAAAAAAAATACAGAAACTTAACAAATAATGTCAACCGTAATAAAGATTAAAAGATCCGAAACACCTCAGCAAATTCCTGGTGCAGCTGCTTTAGAAACACACGAATTGGCAATGAATGTTACCGATGGTAAGTTATATACTAAAACATCTGGTGGTGTTGTAAAAGAAGTTGGTGGTGCAGGTGCTGTATCTTTACAAACAGTTACAAACGGTGGTGCCGTAACTGATAATGATATTACTTTAAACGGTTCAAATTTAATCTTTGAAGGTTATCAGGAGAACGCATACGAAACAACTTTAACGGTTGCAGAACCTACAGGAGATAGAATAATAACTTTTCCTGACGCAAGTGGAGATGTAGCAATGTTAGGAGATTCATTAGCGTTTTCAATAGTATTCGGTAGTTAATTATGGCAAGTACATTTAAAAATGCAGGAATAACGGTTCCAGTTGTGGATACATCTGCTGGCAATTTATTTGCCGCTGGTGCAAGTTCAACAGCTGTAATTCACGCATTATATATTTCAAATAAAAGTGAAACTGCTAGTGCTACCGTAAATGTAAAAGTTACAACTGATGGTGGTTCTACTTTTTATCATATAGGTAAAAGTTTAGAAGTTCCACCAAACAATACATTAACTTTAGACAAACCAGTTAATTTAGAGAACAACGATATTGTTAGAATAGTCGCTGACGCTAGTCCTGATTCGTCTTCAGTAGATGTTGAGGCATACGCAAGTATCCTTGAATTAACATAGAAATATAAATAGAGAAAATGGCATATCTAGTAGATCACACACCTTCGGCTTCAGTAAAACAGAAATCTTTTAACGCAATTAGACGAACAAAAGATGGTATGTTATACTTAACTTCAGTAAACCCTAACAAGGGTAATGAAACTATTGAAGTATCAAAATTTTACGAAGATGGTAAGTCTGATTTTGTAGGAAGATCAGAAACGGATTATGTAGATGAAAGACTAGAGATGTTTGATGTCAACTATTTCACAACAGACGGTACGGCATATCAATTTACAGTAGGAACACCTGTGTTAAATGAGTCAAGGATTGCAGTATTTTTAGACGGTGTTCAACAAGTACCATTTTCTGACTTTACTTTAGTCAATAATACAGTAGTTACATTTACATTAATACCAAAGACTGGATTGAGTATCGTAGTAGGACAAGTTAAGAAAAGATACTTTAATAATGATAGTGATAGATTTCAACAAATTAACTTTTCAGTAAATCCTACCACTACTTTTCTTATAAATAATAGTAGTGGAGATTTAGTAAAAAGAGTAAACGCAGGAGTAACAAGAAACGCTGAAGGTTCAGACGATTTTGATACTTTTGAAGACACAACGGCAAGTTCATCAACTACTACTTACCAAAGTGCAGTATAGAAATGAATAATTAGGGAAACAAATGGCAGATTTTAAACTAGGACGACTTAAATTTAAATGGAGAGGTGATTGGGCAACTAGTACAGGCTATGTTATAGATGACATAGTTAAGTACGGTGGTAATTCATATGTTTGTATAGCAAACCATACTTCACCAAACAATGAAAATATCTTTTACACAACTCCTGCAACATACACAACAAACTGGCAACTACACGGTGAATCACTTTACTTTAAAGGTGCCTATGCAAATTCAACTTGGTACAAGTTAAACGACCTAGTATCTTATGGTGGTAAACAATACCGAGTTACAACTGCTCACACATCTTCAAGTGCAGTTTTAGATCAATCAAACTTTGAACAATATTCAGACGGTATCACTTTTAGAGGTGATTACAATTCTTCAACTCAATACAGATTAAACGACCTAGTTAAATATGGGGGAAGAACATACAGAGTCACAACTGAACACACATCAGCTGCTGGTGGAGATATTAATATAGATTTAGCAAACTTTTCACTTTATAGTGAAGGTGTAGCATTTTTAGATGATTGGGCTGCAACAACTTATTACAGATTAGATGATGTTGTTAAATTTGGTTCTTACCAATATAGATGTACAACTGCTCACACTTCAGGTGCAACTGCTGATGATTTTGCTCAGGCAAATTTCTCAATCTATTCAGAAGGTTTACAATTTGAAGATTCATACAACGCAGGTACGGTTTACTCAAAAGGTGATGTCGTAACTCACGGTGGATATTCTTATGTGTATATTAATGCTGAAGAAGCTGCAGGACAAACTCCTGCTGACAATACATATTGGGATGTAGTTACAACTGGATTTAATGCCGAAGGTGTTTATGTACACGGAACAACATACAAAACTGGAGATACGGTTCAGTATGGTGGTAATTCTTATGTCTGTATTTTAGATTCAACTAATCAAAGACCTGCTCAATCAGATGGTACAGTTAACGCAACTTATTGGAAACAAGTAGTTGGTGGATTTAACTGGAGAGGTACTTATGACGCTGCTACAGCATACAATATAGGTGATGTAGTTAGATATACTGCAAACTCATATGTACAATTAAAAGACCAACAAACAAATGTTGTACCTGGTTCAGACGCAACTGTTTGGACAATTCTTGCTCAAGGAGATACTGCTGCTGTATTAACTACTCGTGGTGATATTTTATTTGAAAGTTCAGGTGGTGTATCTAGGTTACCTATTGGTATGGCAGGTTCAGTTTTAGCAAGTGATGGACTAGATGTTAAATGGTCAGATATTTCTGGTAAAAATATTGTATATGTTGCTCCTACAGGAGATGATACTAACCCAGGAACAGAAGCATTACCTTACAGATCAGTTAACACTGCTTGCAGTTATGCAAAAGAGGCTTCAATTACTGAAGTAGAAAATGTTAACGGTGGTACTGGTGGTACTTCCAATGTTTACAATAATATAAGAGCAATTGCATACAAAGAATTAACGGTATCAGGAGTTCCAACTACTACAAGTTTTGAAATATCATTAGGAACATCAACTTACACTCACACTTATGTTAGTGGTGGTGAAGTTTTAAAACAAGATGATTCAACATTA